GATGTACAACGCGCCCACGGAATCCATCAAGAAGATGCTCTGTGGCAATTGCGCTGCGTTCATTCAGACGCCTAAAATGATGGAGTGCATCGTTGGCGGCTTGGAGAAAGACGAACGCGAAGGCGAGTTGTCCTACGACAAGCAGTTTGTGGCCGCAGCAGACCTTGGTTACTGCGACCTGTTTCAGTTCACTTGTGCTGCGGCCCGCACCTGTGACGCTTGGAAATCTGGCGGCCCTATCACAAAGGATTGATCATGTACGGAAAAGCACCAAAAATGTCCACCCCTAAGATGCCTGCCAAGAAAACGGCCAGCAAGCCCAAGCCGCTGCCCCAGCGCGGCCAGCGTGCGATGACCAACAAGATGACCAGAGGCAAGAAATAATGTCTACCTTTCAGCTTGACCCAAACAACGTCCCAATGGGCGTGCCGAGCTTGGGCACCACACAGGTTTTTACGGTCACCAACTCCAGCGTCCAATCGACTGCATTTGGGGCCAACACCACGATGATTCGGGTGTCTTGTTCGTTGGGCCATTGCCACTTCGCAATTGGCGCTAACCCGACGGCGAGTCTTACGACATCGCCCATGATGCCAAATAATTTCTCTGAAATTATCCGAGTCAGCCCTGGCCAAAAGATTGCGGTTATCAAAGACGCCGCTGTCACCTCGTCCACATTCTCTGTGACGGAGTTGGTATGAAAACCAAGGCTGAGAAGAAGATCAGCAAGGTCATGCGCGAGTACAAGGCTGGCGAGTTGAACTCTGGCAAGGGTGGGCCTATTGTCAAGAGCCGCAAGCAGGCAGTGGCCATCGCCTTGTCGCAAGCTGGAAAGGCAAAGAAATGAAAAAGCCTGGCCTGTACGCCAACATCAACGCCAAGAGAGAGCGCATCAAAGCAGGCTCTGGCGAGAAGATGAACAAAGTCGGCAGCAAAGCTGCTCCGTCAAAACAAGACTTTATTAAGTCGGCCAAAACGGCGAAGAAAAAATGAAAACACCTGCTTGGCAACGAAAAGAAGGCCAAGCTAAGACGGGCGGCTTGAACGCCAAGGGTCGGTCGTCTTACAATGCTGCCACTGGTGGTGACCTAAAACCTCCAGTAAAGTCAGGCGACAACCCGCGACGGGCCTCCTTTCTAGCGCGTATGGGCAACATGCCTGGGCCTGAATACAAGAACGGCGAGCCAACCCGATTGCTTCTCAGTCTGAAGGCTTGGGGTGCGTCTAGCAAAGCAGATGCCAAGGCAAAAGCCAAGGCCATATCAGCTAGGAACAAGAAATGACCTACCTCGAACTTATCAATGATGTGCTGATCCGCTTGCGCGAGACGACTGTTGCCACCAACAATCAGACCTCGTACTCGTCGCTCATCGGAAAGTTCGTCAATGACGCCAAGCGCCAGGTGGAGGACTCCTTCTCTTGGAACGTGCTTGGGCAGACGGTCACGATCACCACGGTTGCCGCGACTTACATCTACTCACTGACCGGCGCAGGTCAGAAGTTCCAAGTGATGGACGCGATCAACGTCACGGCCAACGTGGGGATGCAAAACATCAGTTTTGTGCAGATGAACCGCTTTCAGAACTTGGTGCCAGCAATCAGCGGTATCCCCGAATACTACAGCTTTGACGGCGTGGATGGCAACGGCGACACCAAGGTGGTGCTGTATGCCCGTCCAGACAACGTCTACACAATCCCATTTGCGTTGACTGTACCGCAGGCCACGCTGTCGTCGGATAACACGCTGGTGAAGGTTCCTGATGTGCTGGTGGCGCAAAACGCCTACGCACGGGCGCTGGTCGAGCGCGGCGAGGATGGTGGTCTGGCCTCGTCTGAGGCGTACCAGTTGTACCGCTCCATGCTGGCCGACTACATCGCGCTGGAAAGCACCCGCTACCCTGAGAATCAGGAGTTTGTAGCAATATGAGCGAGGCTCTTCAAACCGCCAGCATTTCAGCACCGGGTTTCTTCGGGCTGAACACGCAAGACTCGCCGCTTGATCTGGCGGCGGGCTTTGCCTTGGTGGCCACGAACTGCGTGATCGACCAGTATGGCCGCATCGGCGCTCGCAAGGGCTGGTCACGGGTCAACTCATCGTCTGGCGCTCTTGGGGCTAACAATGTAGGGGTTATCCATGAGTTGGTGCAGTCTGACGGCACGCTGACGGTGCTGTTTGCTGGCAACAACAAGTTGTTCAAGCTGGACGGCTCAAACGCCGTGTCAGAACTGACCTACGGGGGAGGGGGTACTGCCCCTACGATCACGGCCAGCAACTGGTCGTGCGCCTCGCTCAACGGCATCACCTACTTCTTCCAGATCGGCCACGACCCGCTGATCTTTGACCCGGCTGTCAGCACCACGACCTATCGCCGGGTGAGCGAGAAGACCGGCTACGCAGGCACCGTGCCTTCTGGCAATATCGTCATCTCGGCCTATGGCCGCTTGTGGGTGGCTGACACATCTACAGACGATGTGACGATCTATTTCTCGGACTTGTTGTCTGGGCATATCTGGACGGGCGGTTCATCTGGATCGCTTAACGTAAACCAAGTGTGGCCCAACGGCGCAGACAACATCACTGGGTTGGCCGCGCACAACAACTTCTTGCTCATCTTTGGCTCCCGCCAGATTTTGGTCTACCAAGGAGCAAACAATCCTTCAGGCACCAGCCCAGTAACTTTTCTGCTGTCCGACTCAGTAGGCAACATTGGTTGCATTGCGCGAGACTCCATCCAGCAGACAGGCAAAGATGTGCTGTTCCTGTCGAACTCAGGCGTGCGCTCGTTTGCCAGGACAATCATTGAGAAATCACTGCCGGTGGGCGATCTGTCCAAGAACGTGCGAAACGATCTGATGGACAGTCTGGTTGGTGAGACGCTGGCCAACATCAAGTCGGTCTACTCTGAAAAAGAAGCCTTCTACCTGTTGACGCTCCCCACCGTCACCAAGGAAGTCTACTGTTTTGACACCCGCGTCCCGTTGCAAGACGGCTCGTTTCGGGCTACCAACTGGGACTCCATTGAGCCTACAGCGCTGCTGTCAAGGCGCAATGGTGACCTGCTGATCGGCAAGAACGGCTACATCGGCAAGTACGGCACGTACCAAGACTACACATCGTCATACCGGCTTCAGTACTACACCAACCACGCTGATCTGGGTGACGCCAACGTCACCTCTATCCTCAAGCGTTTGAAGGTGGTGGTGATCGGCGGCACAAACCAGTATGTGACGATGAAGTGGGGCTTTGACTTCAGCAGCAACTACCTGTCCGACAACGCGCTGATCCCAACGCAGGGCGTCTCTGAGTACGGCATTGCTGAGTACGGCGCTAACGGTGTTCCTGTAGCTCAGTATTCAAACGGCGTGGCCTTGCAAACACTGTCCGTTTCAGCAAGCGGTAGCGGTAAAATTGTGCAGACAGGCTATGAGTCTGACATTAATGGTGCCGCACTGTCAATCCAGCGGATCGAAATCCAATCGAAGAACGGGAAGATGACATGAGCAACTACATTCAAAGCACCGATTTCGCCGCCAAGGACGCGCTTGCGTCTGGTAACGCAAACAAGATTGTCAAGGGCACGGAGATCAACACCGAGTTTGCCAACATTGCGATTGCAGTGGCGACAAAACTTGATTCCGCTTCAGGCGCAATCACTGGTGCCACGATTGACAACTCGACAATCGGCGCTACCACACCGTCAACGGCCGCGTTTACCACCTTGTCTGCATCGGGTGCGACAACTTTGTCTGGCGCAACGACTATCAGCAACGCCGTTCTGCCCGTGATTGACAACATCAAGCTGGGCTACGCCACAACGGCAACGGCGGCAGGCACCACCACACTGACGGTTTCCAGCCCTCACCAGCAGTTCTTTACCGGCACAAGCACGCAGACCATTGTGCTGCCGGTGACCAGCACGTTGGTGCTTGGCCTTGGCTACACAATCACAAACAACTCTACTGGCGTGCTGACCGTGCAGTCGAGTGGGCTGAACGCCATCATCAGCATCCCAGCGAAAGCCACGGTTAAGTTTGTGTGCATTCTTACCAGCGGGACAACGGCTGCAAGCTGGTCTTATGCGTTTGAGGGGTCGTCAAACATCCCCTACACAGACCTGGCAAGCATCTCGGCATCCGTTGGCTCCAACGCGCTCACAGTCACGCTGAACCCCTGCACGCTGGACTTCAGGTCATCCACGCTGACATCTGGCGCTGTCTTGACACGGCTGGTGCCCGCCGCCATCTCGGTGACAGTGTCGAACGGCTCGACCTTGGGGTCGGTAAGCGGGGTTGAGTCTAGGCTCGCCATCATTGCAATAGACAACGCCGGCACGGTCGAGTTGGCGGTAGTAAATGCGCTGGGCTACGGCGCGTTTGACGAACGGGTCTTGATCAACACGACGGCTGAAGGCGGCGTTGGCGGCGCTGATAGCGCCTCGGTTATCTACTCCACTTCTGCACGCACATCTGTTGCCTTCAGGGTCGTGGGCTACGTCTCCTCAACGCAGGCCACCGCAGGCGCTTGGGCCACGGCTCCGTCAAATGTGAACGGCGTGGGCGGCACTAAAGTGCCTCAAGAGTTAGTTTCGGCCACGGCGGCTCCAACCACCTCTGGCACCAGCGTAGACTTCACCGGCATCCCATCGTGGGTCAAGCGCATCACGGTGATGTTTAATAATGTTAGTACCGGCGGCACAAGTGATTTGCAAGTCCAACTTGGAGATTCGGGTGGCGTTGAAACGTCCGGCTATGTCAGCGTTTCAGCAGCAACAGGTGGCGGCACGCAAATTACGCCGACTGCTGTGGTGACAACGGGGATGGTTGTTAAAAATGATACAGGGGCCGGTGC